GGCAGGCCAAGCCCGCCGCGGCGATGATTGCGGTCGTACGTCGCCGGCTGCCGGCCGGCTGGGACGGGTCCATTGGATGCTCCTCGTGTCGGGAATGGTCTGGCACGCCGAAGGTGCCGCGAAGATGCTGGGGAAGGCACTCAACGACCCTGTCAAGGGGATCACCGCGCTAGGGCGTGCCGGAGTGCAGTTCACCGACGAACAGAAAACGATGATCGGGCGCATGGTCAAACAGGGGGACCTGTTGGGCGCACAGAAAATCATTCTCGGCGAAGTGGAAGCGCAGGTCGGCGGGGTCGCCGAAGCGAACGCGTCCGCCGCGGACAAGCTCGCGGTGAAGTGGGGGAACTTCCTTGAGAACATTGGGACGAAAGCGCTCCCGTTCGTCGACAAGCTCATGGACGCCGCCGGGAAGGCGTTGTCGTGGGCCGAAGAGAACGTGTTCCCCCTCCTGGACCGGTTCGCGACCCAAGCTGAGGCGTTCCTGTCGAAGGTCGACTTTGGGGCGATCAGTGACCAGATCGGGAAGATCGGTGCCGCGGTCTCGACGTATCTCCAACCGGTCGTCGCATGGATCCAAGCCGAACTAGTCCCCCGGTTCCTTGAGATCGGGCGGGTCGTCCGCGAGCTCGCGGCCGGGTTGATCGAACGGATCGCGCCGCTCGAACCGAAGATCCGGGAAGTGTTCGAGAAAATCGGATGGGTGATCCAAGCAGTCTTGGACGTCATCGTTGTTGCTTGGGACAAGTGGGGCCGCTATCTCATGGACGGGATCGGGGCCGCGGTCGAAGGGATCTTGAACGTCGCTAGTCCCCTCCTGGACGTCCTAATCAACGTGTTCGCGGCAGTCATGTCCGCGATCAACGGGGATTGGTCGGGAGCGTGGGAGTCCCTGAAAGCCGCGGCCGGCTCGTTCCTGGACTCGATCGTTGCTCTCGTGGTCGGGGTCGGGAAAGTGTTGTGGGCCGTGTTCGGCGACGCACTCACCGCGATTTGGAACGGGTTTAACCGGTGGGCCGAAGGGGTCAACGCGTCGTGGAACACGTTCTGGACGGGGGTCGGCGACAAGGTCCGGGGCGCGATCGACGACGTGAAATCTCGTGTCGACGGAGGGTTGAACGCGGTCAAGGACACGTTTGGTCGGGTCGTCGAAGGGATCACGGCGGTTTGGGACGGGTTGCGGGAAGCGGCCGCGAAGCCGGTCCGGTTCGTGATCGGGACCGTCGTCAACGGGATCATTGGGGCGTGGAACACGGTTGCGGGCGTGTTCGGGCTCGACAAGCTCCCACGTCTGGACGCGTCCTTCGCCGCCGGCGGATACACCGGACCCGGTCAGAAGTATCAACCGGCGGGGATCGTCCATGCCGGCGAATACGTGTTGACTCAAGAGGAGGTCCGCCGGCTCGGGGGTCCCGCCGGGATCTCGGAATGGCTCGGGGACGTCCTACCCGGTTACGCGGGTGGGGGTCTCGTGTCGTGGCG